GCAACGGTGAATCCTGAAGTTGCCCAGTTAATCAAGTGGATGCTTTTGATGCCACCAACTGCATCTTTGCAGTCAAGGGCGAATCCTGAAGTAAGTAAACAAGGCATATCTTAATGGATTAAAGGGTGAAGTAAACGATTTCTCCGGGGAAAGCAACCTGAACACCAGCTTTGAAAGTGAAACGAACACGCACCTCATCGTTGTCAATGCTGTACCACATCTTCACTTCTTCGTTCTCGTCAATCAAGTCAGTTCCCATAAAGAAGTTTGACAAAGAACCAGCAACAATCTTGCTTGTTCCGTTCAAACCACCTACGGCAATCAACTTCATATTTGTACCGGGGTAAACCATTTCCATAGTTTGTGCAGCATCTGCAACATAATGGAACAAGTTAGCGTTCTTCAAGTTAACCAACATCAACTTGTAGGCATCAATTCCCAAGAAGCAAACCAAGTCATCCTTCTCTGCAACGGCAGCGGGGATGTTAGCGTACACTTGATCCAAGATGTCATCAATGTTTGCAGCGGTGATAGAAGCAAAAGTGGTTGGTGCAGAGTTCGCCAATACTGGAGAAGCAGCAGCGATGATTTTGTTGAAACCATCAAAACGGCTCAAGTTAGGGTTACCACTTGCGGTGTCACCTTGCCACATTGCAGTTTCCAAAGTTTGTGCAATTACGGCAGCTTTTTCAGCACCGATTTGCTCTTCAAATGGAACCATTGTTGGTGAACCAGGCATAATTTGAGTTTGCATCCATTTGGCTTCCAAAGTTTTTGGACACAAAGTTTCTTCAACTTTTACAGCACCAACGGTGATGTTTCTTTGAGTGAAGGCAGTTGTACCTGATGGGTTGTAACCACAACCATCGGCTTGAAAGAAAACGGTTGAAGCAAGGATGTTCAAAGCTGATGCTGATTTAACACCAACTTGAACTTGGTTAGCAGATTGCAAAGTTGAAGAAGTTTTGCTTCCGAACAATGCTTTAACCAACAAGTCAGTTGACTGCTCATTGGTGTAGTTAGCGAGTGATCCTACTGAAAATGACATAGTTTTATTTGTTTATTGAGTTTTTGAATTTTTTAAGTGCTTCAAAGCGGTCGTTCTTTTTTGTAGATACAGGTGCTTTCAAGGGTTCTTCGCTTGGCAAATCAGCAACCTTCTCAATCAGGTCAATCGCTTTGCTCATAGCTTCTTTGTGTTTGATGTTTGATGCAGTCAATGACTCAACCTTTGCAGACAATTCAGCGATGGCAGATTCCAACTTGGAAACGGTGTCGTTGAATGCAGATACGGTTGCGAACTCTTCGGCTTCAATTTCAATTTCAACTTCGGGTTCAACGATTTCAGTAACGAAACCACCTTCAGTTGTAACCAACAAACCACCTTCAACCTCGTGAGTTGCGTCAGGTGCTGGAATGTTGCCTTCGGCAGTTTGAACGAAGATGGCAGTTCCTACCGCCAATTCGCCTTCGTACTCAATTACCGTTCCATCGGTCAAGGTGGCAGTTGCCATCTCAACTTTGGTTTCTTCGTCCGAAAATCCCAACATCGTGCGGATTTCTTTCAATGTTTCTTTTGCGTTCATTTGTATAAAATTAGAGTTTATGTTTCGGTGTTGCAATTTTACTTGCCATCCCACTTGGAAAGGACTTCTTTCAATGCCTCAAGTATTTGTTCGTCTTTCTCTTCAGGGAAATCAAAAACGCCCTCAACCGAGAACCCTTTGAACTCACCCTCTTTAACTCTTGCCCACACATCGTCATTGTCTACAAGGTAGGAAACAAACCACGATCCATCGGCAACCTCCTCAAATCCCTTCGGTGGCATTACTCCTCTTTCTCGGTCAATAATGTAGGACTCAAACAAACTCACGCCATCCATTATCGGAGTGCGGTGATGGGTGTTGACTGCATCGTACTTGTTGCCCCTTGCCCATTTCTTGGCAATCTTGAATATGCTCTCCTGGTCAAATACCACATAGTATTCACCACGAATGTCATCTCTGCGGTAGATGGGTAGGTCGGCAATCATTGCTGCTCCAGTAACGATTCTTTTTTCCTCGTCTTGGATGGCGAACTTTATAAATGTTTCGCTGAAAGCAAGGAAGTCCTTTTGTATCGCTGGAGATTCCACGAGAGAGACAAACTCAATGCCGGTCTCTTCGTCCCATTCGTTGATGTCTAATTTGTAAACTGGTAGTTTCATCGTATTCAAATAGCATTATTTTACAACGGACACTCTTTTGGTGTTTCCGACTCTTGCTTGTGTGCGAGTTATGTCTCCTTCGGTCACAAATACTCTCTGCGAAAATCCGATTCCTGTTTCAGTTGGAAGGGATGATGAAGTGATACTTGTTGGGTTGATTGATATGGGAGTGCCTCCAGTTAAACCACCTTGTGATGCACTACTTCCTGACAACAATTGTTTTGCTCTTGCGACATTTGCCAAAATCCTTGCCACCCCTTGTGCATAGTATGCAGCGGTGAAGATGGGAGTTGCTGGGCCAAGAATACCCGCAACCTTTGCAGATGCTTGAGCAGATTCCGCATTCAAACCTGAAAACGCCACCGCACTATCAATTGCAATCTCAACCAATGCGATACCCTTTTGAATGTTCTCTCTCTTCTTCTCCTCGTTTGTTAGGATGGTATTCAACGAAGTCAAGCCATCAACGGTGCTTTTTGCCATTGACAACTTTGCATCCATTATTTGTTGATCCGCTTTTCTATTCAGCTCAATTCTTTTTTGGTTGAACTCTGCTTCATTGGCAAGTGCCTTCTCTGCATACAATTTGTCAATCTTTTGAATCTCCTCTTCATTGCCTTTAGCGATTGCAATTTGCTCGGAATACCATCGTGATAATTGAGTGATTTGAGCAACTTGTTCTGCACCTAATCTCTTAAATTCATCTTCAGTATTGGTGATTCTCTTCTTGAGTTTCTCGTCCTCAATTTGATTGTCTATGTCTTGCAATCTCTTTTGATGCTCTTTGCGTTTCTCTTCGGCTTCCTTGTTTTTGTCTGCCACATATTTGTCACGCTCTGCATCGGTCACTTTTAATTTGTTGTTAAGCTCACGATACAATCTTGCTTCTTCCTCCAATTCATCCTCGGTCAATTTTACACCTGTCTCTTTTCTCTTTGCAATCAATGCCAACTGGTTATTAATGATTTTCTTTCGCAGTTCAAAGATTTCAAGTTCCTTGTTGCCCTGAACGGAAAGCAAGTCAATTTGACCTTGAATCTCTTCGTTGGTTGTGGTGATTGATTTTGAAAATGCCTTGTATGACCTTTCCGCTGCTGAAGTCACACCAATAAAATCCGTAAATTGTTGCACCAAATTACCGATAATCTTTCCAACTTGAGCAAGTCCGGGAATCAATTTCAACACGGCTTGACTCACCTTCTCAAAGTTTGCTACAACATAACCCAATGCAATTGCCAAAGCACCAATCCCTGATGCAATAATTGCACCTCTTAATGTACTGAAGGCAGTTACAACCTTGCTCTTGATGGTGTTTGCCAATGCCCCAAATTGTTGTTGAACCTTTCCAAGTCCCTCAAGTCCTTCAGCCAATGCCATCGCACCTTGCAACTTGACCATTGTCTTTTGCAAGTCCTCACTCTCGTTTCCGAAAAGAGCCATCGCTCCTTGTGCTGCTTGAAATCCACGAGCAACTCCTTGAACAACCGTGTTAATTTGAGCAAACTTGTCGGGGTTTACTGCTGCAACTCGGTCATTAAAGTCCTCCATTCGGTCACGAGCTTGTGCAAGTGCCTTCTCTGCCTTTTGTGCTTCAGGAGAAAACTCTCCAAACTCCATCACCGCCTGTTGTGCTTGGATGGTTAATTCCTTAATCTCCGACTTCATTGACTTGAAGTCAGGTTTTTTGACCGTTAGGTCTATCGCTGCCGTTAGTGCCATATCTTATCCGTTACCTATTACAAAATAATTTGTTCCATCACACACAATCCATTTCTTCTCCCAATGGTTGTTGATGTTCTCCGTGTCTGCTCCGTTTATTGTTGCCGTTGTTGCCGTTGCAATTGTGATTGAGTGTGCTGAATTTGTTTTGAGAAACACCCAATGCTTTCCGCTTAATCCTGACGGATCGGGCAAAGTTATGGTGAAGTTTCCAGCAGTCGCATCACATAGGAACAACCAATCGTCTTTGGTCACGCTCGTTGTGGTTGTTATTGTCTTAACTGCACCACCACTCAAGAATGATGGATACATCTCATAATTGCCAAGATAGAGTGTGTCTGCTTTAGTGACTGCAAAGTCATCACACAATATCGCAGCACTCCCATCCGTTCCCGCTTGAAAGGTTGTGTTTTTGGAAACAACCGCAAATGTATCGGTGAGATTGTTGTTCTGCACAATGCCATCTCCCTGAATTATACCGCCTCCTCCTTGACTTACACCAACGGTCACCCCTTTGATGCCGGGTTTGATTGGTATATTCCCACCGGGATAGATGTCGGATTCTGCATCCGTTTGCCCCGCAGTTCCCGCACCGATTGTCTTTTGAACAATTGATGCTGGTTGGATAAATTGTGCCAACAGGAACTCGCAGAAATACACACCATCTTCAATTGGGTTGTAATCGCTGATTTGATTCAACCGCCAATACTGACCTTCAAAGAAATACGCATCCGAGAATGACAAGTTAAGCCAATCCTTTGGAGTGATGCGGAAGTATGCTCGTAATATCTTGGAGTTTGATCCTGTAATCTCACTCAAGAAACGATAATAGTAATTGTTGACAAGGTTTGAGTTGGTATACTTATACCCCGCACCAACACCAATTTCTCTCGGCATTCCAAAAAGAATGTCATAAGTGGGATTGCTAATTGAATCCAAGTGAATGGTCAATGGGATTGAGAATTGATTTGTATAGTTCAAACCAACACCCGCATATTGTGCGTAGAACTTCCAATTGACTCCACTCACCACACCACCAAAATACAATATCCGCAAGTCACCATCTTGGTAGTTGGGAACATACGACAAGACAAAGTTCTTTTGGTTGTTGTAAGAGTTTATTTGCGTAGGTGCAAAAGCAATTTGAATCTTTTTCTCATTCTTGATAAACTGGTTGTCAACCTTGTATGTGCGACTTCCGTATGTTGTTTGATATGCTTCTTGATACAAGACATTCGCTTCATCCTTGCCCTCTTTGTATTGTAGGACATAGGGGTTGGCTTCAAGCTCTCCCATAGGCACAATCTCAACAGTTTGAGAATAGTCCAATTTAGCAGTCCAATCAACATTATCTCCATCGTAGAACTCATCTCGTGGAACGCAACGCAGATTCTTTGGATTGTCTTTGTCAGGTTCAATGTACAAATTGAACATTTTAACAAACGACATAAACATCTCACTTTGCTTGACTTCCGAGTTTAGGAATGCAGAGAAGTCAACCGTCTCTCCAAGTCCGTATGTGTACGCTGATTGGTTGCTCTCAATAAACGAACCAATACCGATGTCCAAAGAGAATTGTGCATTGGTTAAATTGTATGAATTGGCATCGTCATAAACTTGTGCCAATCTCACATCCAACACATTGCCTGTAAACACCGCCAAAGGTGAGAAGTACAATCCCACTTGGAATGCTGGTGATCCGAAGTCAACGGTGACCGTGCTTGTTTGCTTCAACACTCCGTCAACATACAATCCAAACACCAAATGTATGTCCTCTTGGAATACAGGTGCATAGCCGGTGGATGCGTAGTTGATAGATAGGTCAACATCAAACACATATCGTCCACCTATGGGTGCAGTATAACGCCCGGTCGTGTTGTTGTAGTTCCCACCATTGTCAAAGTTCCCACCTGTGGAATCGTTTTGGAATAGTAGGATTGAGTTCAGGTCAAGAGATTGTGCAGTTGTTGTGCGAGAAGCTCGGAATCTTCTTGACTCCAATGTCGCAGCATTTGCCGTCAATGCCGATGGTGCTGGTAACACCAACCGCTTGAACCTATCGGAGTTAAAAAAGGAATCGTTTGTGTAGGTGAACCCGGCATTGGTGAAGATTTTGTCAACAACCGTCTTTGCATAGAGCGAAGGAGTGAACTGACTGGTATCCCACAAAGCGATGTTTGTCGGATGCCCCTTGTCTATCATCGCATACATATACCCATCACCATATGCAAATGCTTGTGGAGTTCCGTTCTTGTAGATTTGGTTTGACCACGAGTCAATGATGTTGCCACTTGACAAAGTGTGGTTGTATTCGCTGAAATCTAACTGGTTCAGTTTGCGTTCTGCGATAGTCGTGAAGAAGTCCGCAGATTGTCCGTGACAAGTTACCTCATAGGTGATGTGTGTGGAGTCATCAACACGGATTTGAATCAACCGCAAGAACCCTCTCAATTGCTCAATGCCATCTACATAGATGATGCACTCGGCTTTGAGATTTGGGTTGAATGTAGGTGCAAATTGTGTGACTGAAGTTGTGGTTTGTTCTACCTCAAAAAGATGAGAGAAGATGATGTTGTTCGTCTTTGAACCCGGCAACTCAATTGTCTTTGTCCAATCGGATGACCTTGTGTCAGGTTCACGGATGTCTGCAATTGAGCGATTGATTAATACATTGAAATCTTTGTAGGTGTCAAGTTTGCGTTGAACCCAACTACCACCGAGAGCAATCTCTTTTGAAATACGGCATTCCTCACCTTCTTCAAAAGCATCAACAACACGACTTTCAAACGCACCCTCAATCGTTTCAAGCAACGATGTGGGGATGGCAACATAAATTTCTATCATTGGCGTTGTCTCTTTGATTCAAAGGAATATGACATATCAACTTCAATGAAGAACGCATTGTCTTGAATATGCTTCTTGACTTCGTAGGTCGTTGCGTCTATATTCACCGCCACCAATGTGCCATCGTAAGCATAGACAACGGGAGATGTGAACAAGTCAAGCAACCATTCGGATTGCTCTTCCGTGATCCAGTTACTGAACATCTTGACCTTGTGAGTCATATTGGTGTCGTAGGTCTTTTGTTTGAATGCCGATGTAGTGTATCCGTATGTCGCACCCAATGTATATGGGTTGGACTTGAATTGCTTTCGCTGGATGTCGTAATTGTCACGCCTCACTCGGTTGAATCTAAAAGAGTCAAACCCACCCAATGAGTTCAGGAAGAACAAGTCGGTTGTGTCGTATTTGCTACACTCATCAATCAGGTTTACTCGGTATGTTTCGGATAGAACCGTTCCTCCAAGTTTTAACTGGATGTCGTAATATGTCGCTGCACCCGGTATTGTCAATTGACTTCCTGATGGAATGCGAACCACCTTTGTGGATGGTAGATTGATTGTTTGTGTGGACGCATTGGAGTAAGTTACAAGGGCAGTTGTTGCCGTGTTGCGGATAGCATAGAGCCAATCCTTTTGAGTGCGGTGAATCGTCTTGCTTCGGATAGGAGTCAAGAATAATCCATTGCCATCCATTGTATATTGCCCAGCATAGTTCACCAAGTCAATCGGATTGAGTGCAGCATTCCACACGCTTCCAGTTGCCGATGTCAAGTTGGTGTATTCGGTCACGCTTCCTGTGGCAGATGCAGAGTATTCATATCCAAACTCCACCTTGTAATCCATAATTGAATTTGTGCAACCACTCGCTGCACTATCGTTGTAGTTCCAATCATAGGTGACATAGTTCTCAAGGATGCGTCCGATGTTGAACACCCCCTTGTTTGTGCTTCCGTAGTAGATTGGTGCTTTGAGCTTGGCGAGTGAAGTGGTGTTCTGCTTGACCTCTGCAATGAACTTGAAATTGTCCTTTGTGTAGATGCCACCTGATGACTCCGTAATTACAAAGTTGGTATCGTTGTACGCTGGAGCGTATTCGTTTGGTTGTTGTGTGATAGATAGTGCCACGATAGAAAATAGCGGTTAGGGTTGTGCGTCCCAAATGCACAATAATTGCACACCAATATGCACATATTGCATAATATAATGGTTAATTACACCGATTTTGGGGTAGTTTAACCAATATATTGTTAACCTATGGGTTTAGTTTATGACGGATAGATTCAACTTTAAGGTTGAATTTTTGTGATAATGTCACAAATATGCAACGATAAAGTGCGATATAATACTCAAAAGCATATAGTTTAGTCCCTTTTGTGACAAGTTATATGTTTAAGTGCAATATAATACCCTTTGGTATAAAACAAGGGTATTGAAACAAACATTTGCCACTAATCCTATATTTTGGCAATTTGTAACAAATACTGCCAATAATTTGTTACAACATCTCATTCAAACAAGCCACAACATATGCGTTGAATCCCTTTGTCGCTGACTGCTCTAATCGTTTCTGCCGTTCTTTGGTCTTTGCCTTGTAAAATGCAATCGTGTTTAGGAACTCAATCAAAGGCATCTGCAAGATGGTGTCCCATTTTGTCCGATCCCCTTTTACAATCTTGTCAACTAATTCCAACCACGCCAATGGACTTACGCTTCCTTGCTCAATTGGTTCATCTCCTCCTTCAAATAGGTTAGGATAGTTTCCAATAACTTGGGATAAACTGCCGAAAAAAAAACTGCATAGGAATAGGCGGTGGTAACTGGAAGTGACAAGAACAATTCGCACTTCTCTTGATAGTGTGCTTGTGCATCGGTGACCTTCTTTGTGCGTCCCAACAAGTCAACCTCGTAAGTCAGCAATGCCATCACTTTGTGAAGCGACTCAATCATATCTCCGTTGAATACTTGCTGGAGTTCAATGAAGTGGTGACCGCAAATCTCATTTGTTGTCTTTGCCAACTTCCAACGCCTTCCACGATGTCGGAATGAGAATCGCACCTTGTCGGTTGGTAGCGTGTTTAACAACTCCAACTTCTTGAGTTCGTTTGTCAGCTCATCAATCGGCATTGACTCCACCTTGTCCATTGACCAATCTTTGACGATGGCAAGGGTGTTCATTGTTTTCTCAATGTGAGACATATCTCTGCACGAGTGAATCTCTTGCAGTTGGTAGATAGTTATATTATTCCATTTCATAGCGTTTCAATTTGTAACGGTTTAGGCAAAGTAAAAAGTTCCCGGTCTATTGTGTGACTTGCAATCCACCGCCAATGCGAGAGCCATCACGCAGTCATCGTGGAGTCCTGATGGTGCGGTGTATCTCACACCAGTTCGTGTGTATTCAAACTCAAAGTTCTCCATCTCCGAGCCGATTGGTTCTTCAGGGAAGAATACCGAGTTTTGTTGAACGGAGAGAACGAGTCCCTCAATGAGTTGTTGCTTGGATTGTGATGTGAACTTGAATCCCTTGACTCTTTGACATACCCTTTGTATTTGTTCCACGATAGGATCACCAACACCTGTTGAGTCAATGAACGCTGGAGTGTTTCCAATCAACCGAATGATTCTATCTTGTGTGATGCCCCAATCCGCTTGGAATCGGTCAACATATGATACGCAATTATTCGCATCCATACCAACGATAACCGTATAATCCGAGTATTTTGCAAGGTCAATTCCCCAAGCAACAACCGTGCTATTGCTTGTAGGTCGGTAGCATCTGCGAATGTTGTCAATTCCGAAAGGGTTTGTCTTGTCATCCGCTGGTTCTGCGAGATACAACTCATTAAATACATTTTCAGGAAGGTCACGCTTTGCTTGTTCTACCTCCTCAAGTTTGAGAATCCCCTCCTTGACTGCATCGTAAGCGGTTATTTTGAAATACCGATAGTCACTCTCTCCGCTCCTTGCTCTCTCTCCTAATTTGTAGAACCAATTCTTTTTGCCTTTGACATTCCCAATCAGTTTGCACTTGCCTTGTGTGGCGGTTAGGGTTGAACGCATTGCATACCACGACTCCTCACGCATACGACTCGCCTCATCAATGACCGCAGCATACACATCATCACCATAAAGGTTGTCGGGTTTCTCCCCTGACTTGAACTCTATTCGGGATCCTGTTGGAAGGGTTAGCAACAACTTGGTCTCGTTGCTTTGAAAGAAGTTGACATCGGTCACTTGTGTTTTCATCCTTCGGAATGCTATCTCCGCTTGTTGGTAAACAGGTGCAACCCACCAAACCGATTGTCCATCCTTGCACTTAAGAGCTTGTTCAAACAACCATATGATGTGCGATGCGGTCTTACCCGTTTTGGTAGACGCTGCCGTTATCGTGAACCTCTCCTCACAATCAAGGATGGCTTGTTGGTAACTGGTCACATATGGTCGCTTGTAGTTTATTTGCATAGTTTATCGTAAACCGCCAACCGAGTCAGGTTGTGCAGTTCCAAATTGTGGTAGGTGTTGCAATAGTCAAAGTTACTCCGTCCCATAGATTGACGAACCGAGTGACCAGCGTGAATGAGTTTGTCAATGGATGCTTTCCAATTGTTCTTGGTGGTGAATATAACTCCATCGTTTGCGGTGTGGTATAAGTATGGGTAAACCGCAGAGCAGATGATTGGGATGCCGTACGCTGATGCTTCCACAATCTTCAACTCACTCTTGCATTGGTTGAAGTGGTTGTCCTGAAGTGGTGCAAGTACGAAGTCAAAGTGCTTGTAAACTTCTCCATATTCCCACACGCTTGTGCCTTCCACAATCTTGGCTTTTGGAATGAGTTTCACGATGTTGTTCCAATGCTCACTCGGTGTGTAACCGCATATGTAAAACTCCACATCCATCGCATTGATGTCATCAGCGATGAGCTTCAAGTCCTCCTCGTGTGTGATTCCTCCCACCCACCCAATTTTCACCGTCTCATTTTTTTCCTTAATTTGCGACCATTGGTTGTGTGTTAAGTCCAGGCAGTTCGGCACAACATACACCTTCTCGTTGATGGTGCGTATCTCCTTTGCCAACATCGGGGTTGTGGTGATGACTGCATCCGCATAGTGGATGGCATCCTTGATGGCGTTCTTGATTCCTTTCCTGTATGCCCAATATGCTGGGTTGTATTTGGGGAGTACCCAATAGTCATCCACATCTATCACATAGGGTTTCCCGGCATCAGCAATCCGCTTCAGCACATCGTATTGGTATTTGCCCAACCATCGTGAGAAAATAACAAGGTCATATTTGGAGAAGTCAACCGTCATCCATTCCTCTTGTGATTGGCAGACAT